GTCTTGTAGTCCTCATTTCATTGGCTCATAGTGCTGCAACACTATTCTTCAGCCATTGCGTTTTACACGCTGGCGTGATTCGCCACCCTATGATAACGGGTATAAACTGTTTGCGTCGACCAACGACGGAAAGATAATAGTGGTAATGGGGGTAATCTACTCGAGATAGGGACGCCATTCCGACATCTCGTTCGTGTGGTTTTCAACATGTGGGGAGGTTATTTTGACCGATCCTTTAAAACCCAGTGTTGGAAGGCATGCGTGCCCAAATTTGGTTTCTTTTGTGTTACTTTAACACTCAGGGGGTTAATTACCACCTGGACACAAATGGCTCACCTGCCTTGTTTTGATGATGGCCCTTGGCCGGGAATAACATCACATGATGAGCAAGGATCTCCTAGATGCGTTTTCTACGTGTCGGGGGCTGAAAGGACTTTTGTCCGGAGTAAGGGAGTGTGCCGCCTCCAGCCAACGCCATGTCAATAGACATGGCGGTGGTCGGAGGGTTCAGCAATGGACTCTCTGAATCACCGCTATGATGGGTTTGTTAGGGCTTAGAAGTGTACATACAGAGCTGGACTTGACAGTTAAGATGATGGAGCGCACTATTGCGTCCGTTGTGCATTTGTGTACATTGAGGACCTGGAGCCAGTTTATTACTGGCGTGACTGCTATCATAAGTGTGACATCTGAGAGGACATTGGTTGAGCTGCTACAGGAGCAGCTCGGTACCATCACTGACATTGTGTCAAACGGTGTCAAGGTGGAGCAGAGTGGGTACGAGGAGTTGGCCGACCAGCTGGATGCATTTAATGTGTCATTTGGTTCACTGGTAGATGGATGGGAGTATGTGCGCAAGGGCAAACTTCCCACGGCCGTCAGGAGGCTGTTGTCATTGGTGGCTGCAAGCTGTTTCATTCCTAAGGATATGCAGAAGGATCACCCTTTTGTGTATTCCATGCTGTTTGAGGAGCTTATGACCAAGGAGTTCTCATACACGACTTTGGTGGATGAGGTTCTGGCGACAGCTAGGTTGGGTTTGGATGTTGCAGCCAAGTGTCTGCGTGCCGGTAGTTGGGGTCCTTTGTGTGGCACCGACACCAGTGTGGTTCAGCTGGAGAAGGACATCGCCTTTATTAAGGCACACATGTCTTCCTTCACATTGGGGTCTTTTGAGAAGACTACAGTGCAAGAGGGCATGCCGCGGAAGGAGGCTGAGTTCATCATTATGGTGGACCAGACTCTGCGTACCGCTTTGTCATTCCACAAGTCAGCCACATTGCCCCAGGAGCGCCTCGTCATGTCAAGGTATGTGCGAGAGCTAACTGAGGCCAAGGCCAACATGGCGTTGCGGGCCAGTAGGAAGCATATGAGGGTTGAGCCCTTTGCTGTTAAGCTGGATGGTCCCACGGGCATGGGGAAGACCACTTTGATTGGGAAGATCACTGCTGACCTTCTTAAGATTGGTGGTTACCCCCACACAAGCCCATACATCGCCTTTGTTGAGAGTGCATCTAAG